TAGAAAGATGGATTGGTAAAGGTGGTGTACATGGCGCACCACCATCAAAGTGGACCAAGTTTAAAGCCGTCAAGTATAATATAACTGGCGGCTGCTATACGTTGGTTAACCACTATGATTTAATTGAGCTAGATGACAAAGAGCCGAAAGATAATTTCTACGAATGGAGAGAAATGATCGGTCGAGTCCAACCAGTTGGATATACTGGCACTACAGTCTTTATGCGAAAAAAAGTAATTTCACGCCCAAAGCCGTGGTTAAAAGTCATTCCTAACCCTTACCCTCCTGAAACAGTACAATTGTTACTAGACACTTTGTTCCACCGTGCCGACCCTGAGGCTGATTTTGTAGCCAGAATGGACCATCCTGTTAAATGGCCACCAGGTGCGTTGATTGACATGGGAAAAAATCCACCAAACCAACTTTACCCACGTGAATCTATCCACCCTAAACTGATCACTCCTCAAAAGGGGAGGGCCCACTCTTGTGGCATTGATTTGAAAAGATCATTAGAAAAGAGAATTTTGGGCAACCCAACCCAAAAGTTAGACCACGAGCCAAAGCGTAAAGACGAGTTGGTTAAAGGGTTTATGAGACAAATTGACGAGGAAAAACTCAAGCAGACCAATATGGCACTTGACTGTGAAGCATTCAAACTAAATGTTGAAAATTGGATGATGAAAAAACCGCGTAAACAAAACGCTATTTTAGCATCACAACCTGAGTTGATTAATCCAATGAAATATTTTATCACACCACGTGCCGACCACAAACCCAGACTGGATGATAGTCACCCAGACGGGCCAGATAGTGGGCAGTTGGTTGCAGCCCACCATGTGTTTTGGACTAGTTTCTTTGCACCATTTTTCCAAGGAGTTTTGATCAAACTCATGTCATGTGTGAAGAAAAATATTCTATTAAACACATTGATGAAATGGGAAGACTTAGATGGATTTATCGACCATTTGCTTTCTGGGAAAGTATTTACTAGTCTTGAATTAGACATTAGTAAGTTTGACAAAAGCCAAGAAGGAACCATGTTAGAGGCACAATGTGACATACTAAAGTTATTTGGAGTCAGTGAATTGGTTATTGACCTGTGGAGATCATTTCACGAATTGGTCAAATTGAGCTCACCGAAATTTGGTGTGTCATACATGGTAAAATACCAACGTAGGTCAGGTGACGCAATCACGTGGTTAGGTAACACCATGGTGCTAATAATGATTGTTGCTTATCTGTACCCAATTGAAAAGGCCATTATGGTACTGTTAGCTGGTGATGACAATTTGTTGTGCATGCCTCCGGAGATTGAGATTAAAGATGAATCACGAAAGGCT